GTGCTTGTATTGATCTGTTTGAATGAATCGCTGTCTACTAGATATACAATGTCTCCGTTTGTGTAATCACCTATTGTGCCAACACTTGTCTGTCTTACATAAATCTTTTCTGTTGCGGCATCCACATAATCGTATCTTGTTGTGCCGGTGCTTCCAGTAACTAATTTCTGGAAAACGTATTTTGTTAACGGATTAGTTTCTGGATCAACTACGTGATTGAATGCATCTGGATTGTCCACTATTCCATCTTGATCACTGTCAAATTGGCTCAACTCAATTTTAGAACTGTCCACATAGCCTTCTGCATTTCTAAATTCTGTGGACACACTGAAATTCAAGTCTAAATTAAAGTTTGCTGTTGAATCTGGTTTCGTGTTCACAGCCAACACAGCAATTTTATCTTGCAGTGTTTTTCCTGTTTGCACATTAAAGTTTCTATCTGCACTATCGTAATAAAATCTCACTTCCCTTTTACTTTCAAACACATAACGCAATCCACGTGTTGTCACTGTGTAAGTGGATCCGTTGGTCAAAAATCTTATGATCCAACTTGCGTCCAACTGTTGATTAGTTAAATCACCTGTCTTACCTGTGCTGAATGTTCCGTACACATTTAGATTGTTTTCGTCTATGACTTGCCATTTTCTTGTTTCAACATCATATCTTAAAGCAAAATTGTTGTATGCGAATGCTTGATCAATCATCAAAGATTTTACATCATCACCTAATTGCTTACTAAACTTAGGTAATATCTGAGTTGCTATTGCATTAGAAGGAATCACATCATTTAAAGATATAGCACCTTCACCTGTGCTTGTATTTGAAACACCATCGTTTAAAACACTAACAACAGAAGTCCACACATAAGTTCTTGAATTAGGATGATCAGCAGTCCCTGACATTAATTTGTTATTGTCATTTCCCATGAAATGGAATCCAGCAGGCGCCTCAAATTTAATCATTGCACCGGGCTCAATGTATTTCATTTGACTTGCTGTAAAACTTCCTACTTGATAATTTGTAGATGTTGCACTGTTCGTGAATTTACCTGTGGATAAATTTGTTGCGGATGTGACTTGATTCCAAGTTGCATTTAAATCTGTTAATAAAATTTTTGGAAATTTTTCTATGTAGTAGTTTCTTGTTTTCTTGTCACTCAACATAGGTTCAATTTTATTTGCAATTACACCTTCTATATCTGTCTGTGTGCTAAAACTGAAACTGTCTAATGTTTCCGTATCTTCTTTGTACATTGAACCATCGGCACCAAAAATATTTGTGTTGCTGTATTTTCCTGTGCTGTCTATTAAATCAAAATATCTTGATATACCACTAGAAGTTCTATTTGTTGCTTTAACTTTTACTATCTCTTGATTTGTTCCCAAAGGTGCAACATTGTAATCTTCACCTGTGACCATTCTGTTTTGCGTGTAATAAGTTGCCGGCGCATTTGTTTTTATGTTTTCACTTGATTCAGATGCTGTTGCATTATCGACTGTGTATTGCAATCCAAAAGTCAAAGTCATTGTTTCTGTTTGACCATTCGCTGAAGTATAATCTATGTCTATTGAAATGTTTTGCATATCGTCTGGTGTGATTCTTAAAGAACGATTAGCACTTGTTCTGTAGTAAACTCTAAAACTGCCTTGTGGCAAATTTCCAAATGTGCCATCAGCAAATTTTAATTCTACAGCGTCTCTATTTTTTGTTAAAACTGTGTAGATGTTTTTTATATTTTTTGCTGTAGAGTTAAAGATAACATTGTTTCCTAATGTAGAATCTACTTTTGTCCATAGATTAGTTTCTAAACCATCTGCATCTAATCCCCATAACCAAACATCTGTATTATTGACATTGGTAGCATCAACGGAAACTGTTTGATTGTTTGAAGGAGTAATTAAATTAAAATCACCTTGATCTAAAACACCCTGTCTGAAATGAACAAAGAAACCTGTGTTATTACTTGCACTTCCTTTTCCATCGTCTCTATGGATAATTTTAAAAGGCAATCCAGCCTGTGGAGTTTCTTCAATTATTGAACTATCGTTGAAACCTGTTGACACTAAATCAAAATCTAAATTTAATCCATCAACGTTTTTTGTGAATGAATAAACAGGCACATCTGAATTTGCAGAATTAAACCTATATTGATTAGTTGGTACAGAATCAATTACGCCACTTTTTACCGGACTGCCAAATTTTTCATTTTCTGAAAGAGCGGCATTTAAAACTTTTGTGAATTGTTCATTCCAGTTTGCATTACCCGAATCATTCCAGGTAACAGTTTGTCCAGATAAATTTAAATTATTGCTGTCCACAATATTTTCAGTGGTAGATATTGAAAGCATCTTCATTAAACCATTTGCTGTTTGGTTTCGCGTTGCATTGTAACTTATAAGTCTTGCTAATCTTAAAACACTATCTCTTCTATCTGCAAGTTCTAAAAAGTTCTCCCTTGCATTCAAATCAATTCTGTATGACAAGTTTTGTCCAAGGAAAGCAATTAAATCTATTAATGCTAGGTACTCAGATGACTCAATATAGTCGTTGAAATCTTCAGGATAATTGTCGCGTAGATATTGTATCATTGTTCTACGCAAAGTATCAAAATCGTAACTCTGGAATTCAGCGTTTTTGTATGATTGGTACACTCTTTTCCAATCTTCTGCAAGTAATAATCTGTTTAATCTATCTGTTGATGACATGAACTTTCCTTTTTATACCATTATTTATTTGTGTTAGTAAAGTACGCATTTAATTCATTAATCCATTCTTCTCGTCAAAAGTCAATCTTAGTTTTTCAGACACATTATATTTCAGATATTCTAGATCAACTTCAATCTGTATTCCGGACTCAAAAGGAGTAATCAGCACCTGTGAGGCCCTTACCCTTGGATCATTGTTTATAATGTTCATAACATCTTCTTTAATAGCATCTTCTAAATCCTCTGTCATTGGATCGTGTATTACGTCCCAAATTATAGTGCCAAATGTAGGATTTTCAAGTTTTTCACCCTGCGATATGTGAAAATGATTAATTAGGTCCTGCTTGATAAGTCCAACGTCGTACAAGCCAAATTTCTGGTTATCATTATTGGCTGTGCTTATACCTCTATATGCTCTTTGTGTAGGAGTGGCAGTTGGCAAATTGCCTTTTGCTACTGTGACATCCTTATATAATTTTTTCTCTGACATACTACTATTTACTATCCTTAAGTCCTTGCATTTTTAAATGTGTCTGGAATATTTGTTGGTTCGGCAACCACTATTTGATCCGTCACTTCTCTATCTGTTTTATCCAAAGCAACTGCAATGGGATCATAATTTTCATGATGGGTCCAAGGCTCATGCTGTGGAATACGTTTCATTATTGAATCTGTAGTTTCTCCTGGATTAGTGAATACAGATAAATCTGTAACCGGCGCACCAGAAAACACACCATTAGCAATATTAACAAGTCCACCAACATCAATGTTTACGTTTGCACCAGCATAAAGATTAGATGTAGCACCTACGGTTGTATTTTGTGTGGCACCTATTTGATTTGTTTGAGTGCCTGACACTTTCAAATTTTCAGTGCCAACTTCTGTGTTAATTGTACTTGCTTTTAAATTTATATTTCTGTTTGCTTCAAGATTGAAATCTCTGTCCGTTTTAAAATTAAAATCTCCTTTACTATGAATGCTAACACTGTCGTTTGCAAATATGTCAACCTTACCACTTGCAGTCATTTCTATCCACGCAGATCCATTTGCATTTGCAACATAAACTAAATCTTCTGAATTGTGTAAAAGTATTTGATGTCCTGTACGTGTCCGAATTCTAAATAATTCATTGTGTGGAACTGTTACGTCACCATCTGAACTTTCTGCGCCTTCAACATTTACGTATTCAAATTTTCCTGCACTTGCTTTTGTTTTTCTAATAAATTTGTCATCACCATCATCCATTACAATTGATGTTCCGCCCAATCTTGATGTGGCAAATTCTCCTGCCACAGCGCCTTTATCAAGTGGTCCTGGTGTGCTTATTCCAAAAACAGAACTAGGCACTTCTCTCCTTGCACTAGAAGTTGTTAATCCTCTTGTTTCATCTGCTGTTAATCCTTGAGTGTCTAACACTGCCTTGAATAAAATATTAATTGGTTTTTTTAAATTTAGTGGATTAGAAATAGTTTGATCGCTCTGTCTTAATTTGTTGTGTTCACCTACAGGTAATTTTTTTCCAATTAAACTTGCATCTTCGGTATCTGTTGTTGTGGTTGCTGGTCTTCCGTCAGGCAACATAAAATTCATTGTAGCCTGTTGCACACAGCCAATCCAAAACGCTCTATTAATGTTACCTTCCACAAACATCACTAATACTCTGTTTCCAACATCCGGTGGAACGAACCACATACCATAACTTTGTTGGCTGTCTGAGTATCCGTCATTTTTTGTTAGTCCACGGACATGAGTAGTACCATAGAATGGATGCAGATATCTACAAACAACTTTTTGTCCTGTGCCTTCTCCCGCACCTGAATCTGTGCTACGCAAAAGTTCTACTTCGATAGAACCACTGTACACAGGGTCCAGCACGTTTGTCACTTTCGCCTCGTATGGCCCTGGATTTTTTTGTATCGCTTTGTTTAATGACTGCCTTTTGTCTAATTTCATTATGCAGATGCTCCTAATCCTTCAAAATTATCGCCTATGTCAAAAGCATCGCTTCCTTTTGTTTTTTGGACAGTTTGCTCAGACGTGTTTGTATTTTCTTTTTGACCCAGTGTCATAGACGCTGGTGCAACTAATTCTATATCCTGTTCAAATTTGCCGCCTACGAACTCACTCCGAACTTTAGTCACTCTGTACACAGCACTGAATACTCCTAGTTTAATGTCCTGTTTTTGTTCCTGTAATCTTATAGACGCTAAATTCA